CGCGCTGTGGTGGGGCGGTGTATAGGGCAGTTGGCTTGTATTCGCTTGGTGGTTTTTTCCGTCTAAAATATTTATGGCCTACTGCGTTTTCACATAAGTACGCCACCGGCTCCTGCTTTGGCTGCACCAACGTAACCTCTACTCCCTCGTCTACACGATGGTCGTAACACGCGCACCCGCGCTCCCAACATGCTTTCTCTACGATCATGCTTCCTCCTTAAACGGTCTAAACTTCTTGTACCTATCAACCTTGACCATGCCTGCGTCAACCTTGACGGCCTTGAGCACGTGCGGGTTTGCTGCTATCAGTATGTCGTTTAGCGTGTCCATGACTTCGCTATACACGTAGCGCGTGACCTGCGAACTCCAGCTATGCCGCGATGAATGAACCAGCCAGAGAAAAGAAAGATACCAGTTCCCTGCATCCCCGCTGCGCACTAGCCCCATGAACTTATCTATAAGCACACTGGTCTGTGTGTGGCTGTGGCTCCATGACTCGACGGCAAGGCTTGGTGCATGCTTTGAGCTAATTGGATGTATCCCAACAAGCGGCTTCATCCCCTCGTTATACTCGTCCTTATCTATCTTACCCTCCTGCATCTTCATCACACCCGACACGTAGTTCACAAAGTCCCGCATCTCTTTGCGTACTGCGTTCATCGCCTTGCGGTCTATGGTGTGCACCACGTCCTGCTCGCATCGCCATACCTTGTATGCTCCCCCCTCGTTGCGTAGCACCAGCATCTCGTTGACTGTGTATGCCTCGCCGTTGACAGCGAGTATCAGCCGGTTATCAAACTTGCTGCATGGTGTACCCAAGACTTGTGCTATGAAGTTAGCCGTAGTGCTGGTGTTGAAGCGATCAGTCCTAAACATAATGAAGCCATCAGGTCGGAACGTAATCACATCAGTCTTGTACAGCCTGCACGATACCGCGTCGCTTGTATCCATGACTATCTGGAACTGCGGCTTGTTGCGCATACCCAGTGGCTTTGTACCAGCGTTAGACCCATACCCCCTGATAGGCACCACTGCCTCGTAGTGCTTCCGCGCTTGCTCGTAGTTAGTTAGCTGCGTGATGCCGCTGTTGTTCATGCTGTTACCGAACATATCAATCTCCATCAAAAGTTATCTCCCGCTTAACTCCAAGCCGGTACTCACAGGTATCCCCGTCGTAATGGGTTTCTACATCATCGTAGTTTTCCCCTACTCGCACAAACTCATAAGAATATGCAGGGGGGTCATCCTCGACACCCATATCGTTATGCACAAGCTCTAGGTATTTCTCCACAGCAGCATCGAAGGCTTTCACATCCTCATAGCTGTCGTACCACTTGACGCTCTCGCATGTCAGCACCATACCTTTGTCGAACCAAAGAATATCGTCTTGGAAAATACCGACTGGGAAGTTCTCATCCAGCCATAGCTTAAGCACAGATAAATGCTTGGCGTCCTTCACATAGAACGCCGCCGTTACGTCGCTTCTGTATCCCATATCACCCTCCCTTTACCAGTCGAACTTCTTCAGTATGTCATCCACCTGCGCCTTCACATCACTGCGTACACCTGCATGGTCTTTGATATCTTCAATGTCCACGCCCACCAAGGCTCGCTCAAGGTCGCGCCTAGCTTGCTCAAGCTGTGGGTCGTTCGTAATGTTGAGCTTGGTAAGCAACGTGCACAAGCGTTGTGGATTCTCTAGCAGGCTGTCGTGGTAGCGTTTCTTTGTGTCGCCCTCGTCCTTGAGTTTGTTGGACAAGGCTTGCAACTCGTCGTGCAGTCTGTCCCATGCTTCACGTACCGCCTTACCCACACGGTCATCGAAGTCTTGCTGGTAGCTCTGCTCCATCTCCGCACGTAGCTCACGCAGGTCGTCGCTCGCTGCGTCTAGTCGGAAGTCACCAGCTTCAGGTAGCGGGGAGAACACCAGCCGCATACCGTACTTAGCTTTCACGTCCTCAATGTCAGGGTAGTCGCTCGCCTTGTACAGTGCACCGAGGTTCTGCTGTGCGGTATGGATTAAGTTAGTGTACTCATTGTAAAGTTTGTTACACATACTATCGTAGGTAGTACGGAACTGATTCATCTGCGCTTTGTAGTCCAGCACCAGCTTCACCGGCAGGATACGTGCGCCCTTGTTTGACCACGGCAGGGTCATCTCGTTGTGATACAGCCTGATACGCGCTGCATACTTGCTGATATCTGAGACTAGGCTAGTGCCCGCCATCAGGTTCTTGTAGACCTTGGATGCGTCCGCCGCTGCGTTGTTGCTTATGTTCACGCTGTCAGCTACATCACGGTCGAGTTTGCTTGCACCCCATGTAGATACGTTTAGCTCTACGAGTACTGCGCTTGATGATATGCTCATGATTCCCTCCTTGTGGTTACTCAGGTTTGCCAGCCAGCTTGTACATCTGATACAACTCGTTAGGTAAAAACTTAATGTCAAGCATGCTCAGGTCTGTGCTGTACACGTGGTGTGTGCTACCTCCCTCCGCAGCGGTACGGTACTTGCACTCGTACTGCTCCGCGCCTTGTAGTAGCTCCATTATCTGCAAGGCTTTGTCACCATCTACGACGTACGACTTATAGCCGAACGATATAATCACCTTGGACATGCGCCCCTCCTCAGTCATTGATATGAATAGTATGACCCACTGGAGCGACGACAGTGTTCCCACCGCATACGACCCAGAGAACGGGTGAATCCCAATCGCCACCCCAGTCCGAACCGACATACCCGTCTGTGAGCACGATGCTGCACTCCGGCTTAATGCTCTTAGCCTTAAGATACTTAGTAATGCAGCTAGGCGAAGTCCCGCCCCCACCCTTAGGCTTCGTTGAATCCACGAGCGTACCCATAGAGTAAGAGTCGTATTCTTCATGCGCTGCTATCTCCCCATCCCAATACAGTAGGTCTACCTTGTCAGGTGTAACCTCCTCTGCAATGCCTTTAACTTCTGACAGGAAGTCTGCTAACTCCCGCCCCCCGATAGAACCACTTGTGTCCACGGCGATGACTAGATGCCCGACCTTCTCGCTGATGAGTGTAGGCATATAGGTGTCGCCAGACAGGAACCGTCTGTTTACTCGTCGCCATGATGATGCGTCCTTCCCCTTGCATATTGATTTCACATACTCACGTAGCACCTCGCGCCAGTTGACCTTAGGCTCAAGCATGTCCAGTAGCTCACGACTCAAGCCACCCGCACCATCACCCTTGAGTTTCTTGTGCGCCATAGCCCCCTGCCGTAACGCTTGGTCTACCTCACGCTCAAGCTCACGCTTCTCCGCATCGGTCAGTCCTTCAGCACCACCCCAGTCATGCTCATCGAAGCTCTCGCCTACGCCACCGCCGCCTTTCTCCATGTCTTGCTTCAACAGATCAAAGACTTGCTTAGCGTTCATGCCTCGATACTTTGCATCGACTAGACCTATTTGCTTACCACCAATGACGGGGAACTTCAGCACCTTGCCGGTAGGGTCTAGGTCTTGCAGTTGTATGTTAATCACGTAGTCACACGCAGCGTTAGCTAGTCCGGGGTTCTCCTTCCATAGCTTCTGCCACGTGGTCAGGTGTCGATACGCCTTGTGCATAGCCTCATGCAGTACAACAAAGGCTAGCTCCTTCTCGTTCAACACTTTGACAAACTCACGACCGTAGTACTCGTCGCGTCCGTTAGTTGCTGCGGTAGGTATGTTGTCCACGATAGCGGTTTTGCCTACCATCAAGATGCCTGACCACATTGCGAACTCAGGGTTACGCATCAGGCTGATCTTGACCTTCTTAAGTTTGCGTTCTTCTTTATCTATTGCCATAGCTCTAGCTCCTTTTGTGCTGGTGGGTCTAATAGGTTTATCTTACGAAGCATTTCTAGTGCTTCATCCTTCGTCATTAATTCTGTTACTGCTTCGCCTGTCTCTGCTTTAAACACCCTGAACCACAGTGGGTATTCAGTCCAGCTTTCTCGCGGGTTATCACCCTCGTTCCATGCTACGTAGTAGCTAGCCATCATCGTCCTCCACTTCGCTCTCTAGTATTTCCTCCTCTGCATTGTCACGGTCAGCTTGTGTGACGTGCAGTTTCATATAGCCCACCAACCTTGTAAGCCCACCTACTGTTACGCACCTAGTCGCAAACTTCACAGGTAGTGGTACGCCTATCGCTCTGTAAAAAGCTCCAGCCGCGCTGTCAAGATCAAGGTGCATTACCTGATACCTAGGATGCCCGTCACGGAACCAACCTTTGAACCTCATACCAGCTAGCGTAGCTGCACGCAGTAATGCCTTGTGCTGCATAAGTAAACTCTTGGCTATGTATATCTTGCGTGCAGGGCTCCAGTTAATTGCGAACGCTCGTTGTCTAACCTTCATAGCAAGTCCTCGTTCTTGGCAACCCAGTCAGAGAAAGCCTTGCAGCTAAACGCAACCTTCTGCTTGCTCGCTGACTTGGCGATGTTGATAGCGAACGCTGCTTGCCACTCGGGCTCGAACCGCTCAAGGTATTGCATGAATGGTGTGATGGTATCTTTCTCGACCTTGCTGATAGCACCGAACACCACGATGGCACATGCACCTGCTGACTTAGGTACAGGTGTGTGACGCGGGTCTTGTATCGTCGCCTCCCACGTAGGTAGCTGGTCAGCGAAATCAAGGTAGGCTTGGAAGTCTCGTGCCGCCGCCTCGCCGATAGCACCCTTCAGTGCAGCGAGTAGCGTGTCTTGGTCTAGCGTCTTGCGAATGTTGACGATGTGGCTGGCTCGCTCTAGTGAGCGTGGGGATACGTAAGCCTGCATAGGCTTGGTAGGATTGAAGATGTAAGGATTTTCCTTCTGTGCACCGTCGGTGTAGCTGGCAAATATCTGCGGATACTGCTTACCGAACGCCAGTATCTCTGGTGCGATGCCGTTGTTCATAGCCCACTCAGCCCACTCGTCGAACGATGGCTTGCTTACCTCGACAGGAATGATGCGGTTCAGAGTGTGCGCTTTCATCACGTCGCCCACGCCGTCTGTGGCTAGGTTGCCAGTCAGAAAGATGAACGACTCGGGGTGTACGGGCACGTCGCCTAGCCGTGGATTGTGTGGCTCAAGCAGTGGGTGCAGCATGTTGATGACCGCAGGAAAGCCCTTGGTAAACTCGTCGAGCATCACGATCATCGGCTTGTTGGTGTGGAACCCGAACCTAGCATTAGGATAGTAGCGGGTAGTCTTAGTCTCGTGGTCAATGACCGGCATCGCAATGTCGCCCAAGTCCATGTTCGGCACGTCAATGTACGCAAGCCCATGGGTCGGGAACTTCTCTTTGAGTGCAGCCATGATGCTTGACTTACCGATGCCCGGCTCGCCACGTAGCATGTAGCGGTTCATCGGGGTTGATGCGATCAGGTTTGCAGCTTGCTTCAGTGTTACCTTGGTTCCGAAATTAATTTCCATGCTTAGCTCCTTCGTGGTTAATGTTTACTGTTTTGTGTTTACTGCTGTTACTCTGATACCCTTACCATCCCATGCGATTGTCACGTCGCCTTTGGCTACGTCGCTCAGGATTTCCCACGCCATGTTCACCGCAAGCCGCACGTGATGCAGTTGCCGCAACAAATACAAATTAAGCAACGCCATAGCAACGGCGCAAAGAGATACCAGTTCCATGTCGCTCATATGACCCCCGCCAAAAGTAAAACTCCCACTACGAACATACCGACTGTGCAAGCCAGCACCACCCATGTATCAACATCCATCTTTACCCTCCTTCCATCTGCCCTCCTTCCATCTGTACCAGCCATACTTCTCCTTTGCATGCCGTATGACAAACTCAAACTCATCCTCGTTCTGATACTTTAGGTCTTGCCACCACTTCAAGTCCTCTTGGGTATGCTTATAGAATGTGCCTAGCATCTCAGCATATATCTCATTCTTACAAAGCTCCAATAGCCTTTCTCTATCTTCATCAATCACGTAGCACCTCCTTTCCACGGCTCGCCGTTATACTCTGTCGCTACTTCTTCCCACAGTGCTATGTATTCTTTTCTATGCCTATCTTGCATGGTGCTCCAAAAATTAACATCCTCCTCGGCATACTCAACCTGTATGTTTAGCTTGCGCATGAGCTGATACTTAACAAAAAACTCACGCAACTGCTCGCGCTCCTCCTCAGTCATGTAGCACCTCCTTTATCCTCTCTAGCATCTCTGGTGTGCGTAGCTTCTTTAGCAGTTCTTGCAACTCGCGTTCTTCTGCTTCACGTTTTGCCTTTATCTTGGCTCCGTATGGCTCACGCTTGACTGGCGGGAGCAGCGTTCGTGGTTTCTCTTTCATCTCGCACCTCTCTTATCCAGTCTACATGTATGCTGTTTAAGTTCAGCCATAAGTTCTCTCGCTTGCCCTCGCTTAGGTGTAGGTTGACCGTGATAAGCACCTTGTCATCGTCTATTTTGTCCAGCCTTGCCACCTCTGGCTTGTTTGGTTTGCGATAAAACTTAATTAGCCTCATCTCACTCTCCCTTGTCCACCATGTACAGCACGTCGGGTTTGTCTGCCCACCACCATTCGGTTAGCGTGGTAACAACGTCGGGTTGCTTCAGGTCTTTTATGTCGTTAGTTACCATTGCTGTAACACGCACTAGACCATCCATGTCGTCGCTCATGACGAACGGATTAGCCCACCATCTGTCACCGTCTGCATCCTCATGCACCTCGATGACCTCGAACACTGAGCTATCTGGTGTCTCTAGGTACTGCTTAATTCCGTATCTCCAGTTCATCTCACTCTCCATTTAAGTCCGACATCGTTAACACCTCGCGGCAATAGACCCGCGCATACCGTTTGGACTCGGCTTCATCAGGGAACATTATGCTTGCGTACCTTTCCGCTGCTTCTTTAGTAGCCAGTAGCGTTGGCACTAGCCGCCCCTCCATATCTTCACCTGTTACAAACCAAACTTGTTTCATTTTAGTAATCCTTTCTCATACATTTGTTTCAACATGTCCGAGTGCACGATGGACAATCCTAGTTTCTTGCCCTCGGTCTCGAACCACTCACGTTCTTGCTCGGTCGATAACTCGAACTGTCCTTCGTAGTAACAGCACCAGTGGATAGCCACTTCAAATCGCTCGGACGAGTCGAACCATTCACCGTTCCTATCCACGCAGCCCCAGAACCCTGCATCTGTGTGGTTGTGGTATCTATTAAATTCTTCCCACGTTTTCATGTCGTCCTCTTCGGGTTGAGTTGGTTTTGTATGTCGACCTGTATGCGCTTTAACTCCTCATCCGATATGCCTAACTCTTCGGCTATCTCGTCAAAGCACATGGCTAGTCCAAGCCTTGCCACTTCTAAAATAATAACTAGGTCTTTCATGTTGTCCTCTTTGGGTTGAGTTGTTTCAGTTGTGATAAGTCTCTGATGTGCATGTAATTGCTTTTGTTTATGGGTGCTATGGTGTGCTTAACTTGTCTAGCCGCTTGCTCACCGCATGGTGCGCACGTTATTGCTTCTTCGTCATCTATGCACCTTTGCGCTCTGGCTGGTGGTACTTGTGCGCCGTAGCACATCTGACATAGGTATCTAGTGTCCTCGTCCATGTTCATCCTCCGTGGTTAGCTGCTCCAGTGCAGCGATCAGGTCTTGGCGTTCTCTCCATGTTTCAGTAGGTACAATCCTGCGTCTGTCGTTCAGGTGCTTCAGGCATACCTTCATCAGCTCGCGTATCAGTTTGAATTGCTCTTTATGCACTGCTATTAACCGTTCTACGTTCGCCGCCATCTCTCGCACTTTGTCCTCGTCCATCACTGCACCTTTCTTATTAGTTTGCCAATCTGTCGCTCCTCCTCTGCTACCTGATCCAGCCACTTCTCTAGCTCCCTGTCTAGTATCTTCTCGTCCTCCTCGCTTATCTCGCCGTCGAACGCTAGCTCCATTAGTTTTTTGACTTCACCCATGTCGTTCTCCTTATGGTCTTTTAGTGCAGAGCACTACGTTTTTGGTGTTGTTAAGGCAATCCCACTCGTATTGCGCTATTGCTAACGTGGCGCACTGGATGTGCTGGTAGTCCAGACTGTCCACATACCTAAACCAGATTGAATACATGACGCCTCCCTTTTGTTAGAACCACAGCCAGAACACCAGTCCGAACCCAATGACTGATCCTATGAACGCACCGACTATTGCGGCTACGATTGCTTCCATCTCGTGCTCTTCCATGTTGTCCATGTCACGCCTCCAAAAATCCGATGGTTGTAATGACTAGCAGGGCGATGCAAAGAAAACAGATAAGCATGATGCCTCCTGTGTGTAAGAAAATATGGGGTATTTGTAAGGGAAAAAAGGGCGATTCTAACTGAGGACTTACATTACTTAGGTGCAAGACCGAAGTCTTACAATGTAGCATTGGTGCGGTGTTTGATTGTGTTGTTACGTTATTATATTATTATTATGTAAGAATGTAAGAGAAAAAAAAATATTATACGCTACCCCGCCGTGCATTTTTTTGCATGCGAGTGTAAGCTCTCGACCGCGAGAATTTTCCCGATCATCGTTTTTTTCGTCTTACAATCTTACAATGCTGTAAGTCTTTGATTATAAAGGGAAAATAGTGTAAGATTTCATCTAGTTAATCCTTACATTCTTACATTACTTGCTTTTTTCCCTTACGCTGGATAAGCTGCTGGTACAGCAGCTTACTTAAACCCGCGCTTATATAGGCTCATCAGTATCCGCGTGACGGATAGACACGCCCCTTGCGGGGCATGTTTCGCCTTACTCTGCTACTACCAGCGCACGAAGCGGCTCGAGCAATTCAAAGTGCGCCACTGTGACGGACTCCTGCTGCGCCATGCTCTCGGCTTGCTTGACGAGTGCAGCGATTTTTGCTGACAAGTCGTACATGCTGACGGGGTCTTTTTCCTTGATTGCTTCGTACCAAGGATTCTCTGCTAGGTGCAGGAACAATTCCATTACGTCCGTAATTACGTCATCGCGCTTACGGTGGATAAAATTCTTAGCATCCTTGGAATATTCCAGCTTGCCGTGCTTTTCCAGATAGGCAACGAAAGACTTGATACGCAAGCCTTTATTGTTTGCTATGGATTCGTAGATACCCTGTGCGACGGTGACATCACCGTGCACGTTAGCGTATCCAATAGCAGCAGCAGCGAGCTTCTGAATATCTTTGTTCAGGGACTTGCCGCGTGTTGCTACGGACTTGGCTAAATCAGCGGCTTCTTCGCGTGTAAGTAAGTTTGCCATGATACATCCTCCATTGTTTAATTGACAATACGAAGGGAACTCACAAAAGCGAAACCCTTCGCATTGTCCGGCGCGTTGGCATAATGGCGCACCGAAAACAATGTCTAGCCTTGCATTTTTACTAACGCGGCTCCAAACCGCTAATTAGTAGCACATACAAAACGAACAACATATTGGCGATAAGACAATACGCGCTCTGTATGCACTATGCAGTGAGTACCATACCGAGCGATTATTATTTTCGCCTGATTCCAGTATGCTAGATCACCAACCACTACGCACGAACCCCTACCCTGCAAGCCCCTGCATGTTTCGCTGGTGTCCTGTATCATCACCACTTGCCTAGTTCTCCCCCATTACAAGGGCGCAAGCCTGAGCGCGGCAATTCGGTGCGCGCCCTATCCCTACATCACACTATGCACTAGCGATGTGATCCGCCTATGGTTCCATTATGCCCTTGCCGCACTGCAACATCGTTGTGGATATGTAAGCAATAATAGGCGCGCTCTGCGAGGCAACGTCAAAAGCGAAAGTCAAAGGCGCAAAGCTCGGATCACCACGAGGGCTGGTGGTATAGCTAAAAATCTCGGATCACCACCGGCACCCACCCCACCCCCCGCTGTGGCAAGTAGGAGTCCCAACAAACCCCTACACTCTAATTCCCACAACCAATACCCACCCCCATAACATTTCTTACACTACATAGCAAAAACGCAATATACAAAACACCCCCCGTCAGGAGTCCCAACCTCCCTTTACAAAACGGCACCCCTCTGATATATACGCGGCATGGTCAAGATCGAACCAACAGCGGGGCCTGCTGTGCCTTACAACACGGACCCCGAGGAAGCCAAAACCTTCCACGACACCCTAGCTGTGGCGGCAAATACTGCTGACCTGCTAAAAGAGCTAGGTGCACCCATGGAGACAGAGAAGGACGACATCGACAAAGTCGTGAACCTTCTAAAAGCCAGCGAGCGTCATAAAGCTCCTGTGGCTCTACGCGACTCCGGTACAGCGAGCGCCGCCGCTTTGTTCCTAAAGTCTTATGCAAATAAGGTGGCAGCGGACGCGGCAGAGATAAGGAGTGCCATTACGGCAAAACTGATGGAGATTGCTAACTGCGGCGACCCACGGTATGAGCTAAAAGCCCTAGAGCTGCTAGGCAAGCATTCAGACATCGGCCTCTTTACAGAGCGCAGCGAGATAACGATCAATCACAAGACATCCGACGACCTAGAAGCAGCTATTAAAGAACGAGTAAAACGCCTGCTTAATGCGAACGTCGTAGATGTAACCCCCATAACAGACAATTTGGATGAAGAGCTTGGCGTGGTGGACGACGAGCCACGCAGTTTGCTAGATGAGATAGGCGGCGTGGCTGACGAGGGGGATGATGACGACTCCGACGCTAAATAATCTAAGCATAAAAGACATACCCAAGATACTCCCGCTGCTTAACCAGTCGGAGCAGAGGCAGTTATTGCTTGAGCTAGAGACGCTAGCGGAGCTAAAGAGGAAGGAAGGCGCGCAAAAACACTTCATGAACTTCGTTCAGGAGGTGTGGCCGACGTTTATTGTGGGGCGGCACCATCGTAGGATGGCCGAGGCGTTCGAAAGGGTGGCAAATGGGACCTGTAAACGTCTTATTATTAATATGCCTCCTCGCCATACTAAGTCCGAATTTGCTTCTTATCTTCTCCCTGCTTGGTTTTTAGGCAAATTTCCCCACAAAAAGGTCATTCAGACGTCTCATACAGCCGAACTAGCCGTGGGTTTTGGTCGTAAAGTGCGAAATTTGGTGGACTCGGAGGTCTATCAGCGCATTTTTCCGGGTGTCGGGCTGCAAACAGACAGTAAAGCGGCTGGTCGATGGAACACAAACAGGGGTGGTGACTACTTCGCTATCGGTGTGGGCGGTGCTGTGACCGGTAAAGGTGCGGATATTCTCATTATTGATGACCCGCACAGCGAGCAAGAGGCTGCGCTAGCGCAGGTGAACCCTGAGATTTACGATAAAGTTTATGAATGGTACACATCCGGTCCGAGGCAGCGTCTACAGCCGGGTGGAGCCATCGTAATCGTGATGACCCGATGGTCGTTGCGTGATTTAACAGGACAAGTGGTCAAATCCAGTGCCTCACGGGGCGGTGATGAATGGGAAGTTATTGAGTTTCCCGCGATTCTCCCGTCTGGAAACCCCCTCTGGCCTGAGTTTTGGTCCGCTGCGGAGCTAGAGGCTCTACAGACTGAGCTTCCTAACTCAAAGTGGATGGCTCAGTACCAACAACAGCCCACTTCAGACAGTGCGGCTATCGTCAAGCGTGAGTGGTGGCGAGTCTGGGAGAAAGAAGACCCGCCTGCGTGCGACTTTATCCTTCAAACATGGGATACGGCGCATGAAAAGAACACACGGGCGGACTTTAGCGCGTGCACAACGTGGGGAGTCTGGTACAACCCGGAGGATAACGACCAGCCTAACTTGATACTGCTAAATAGCTTCAAGGAGCGGCTGGAGTGGGTGGAGCTGAAGAAGCGTGCGTTCGAGCACTATCAAGAATGGGAGCCGGACAGCATACTGATCGAGAAAAAAGCCACGGGTGGGCCACTCATATATGAGTTTCGGGCCATGGGCATACCGGCACAGGAGTTCACGCCGGGCAAAGGCAACGACAAGATAAGCCGACTAAACGCAGTCTCGGACATTATTGCCTCAGGCAAGGTCTGGGTACCGGAGACAAGGTGGGCAGAAGAGTTAGTAGACGAGATCGCCAGCTTCCCCAGTGGCGAGCATGATGACTTGGTGGATGCGACAACACTAGCGCTGATGAGGTTCAGGCAGGGTGGGTTCATACGCTTGCCTAGCGACGAGCCGGACGAGATCAAGTGGTTCAAATCGCATCGCAGAGAAGCTTATTATTAAGGATAGACCATGGCTATAGATAAAGCACTGAACCGTGCTCCGCAAGGGAATATTGTGGACATGTTGGGGATGGAGCCCGACCTAGAGATAGAGATCGAGGACCCGGAGGCTGTAAGGATCGGTGTCGATGGTCTTGAGATCGAGCTGGAGAAGCGGGAGAAAACTGACGAGGACTTTGACGCCAACCTAGCGGAGTTCATGGATGAGCAGGAGCTGTCGCTCTTGGCGTCGGACCTTATAGGTGACATTGAGGATGACCTGTCGTCCCGCAAGGACTGGGTGCAGACTTATGTCGATGGCCTTGACCTACTGGGGATGAAACTTGAAGAAAGAACGGAGCCGTGGGCGGGTGCTTGTGGAGTCGTACATCCGCTTATGTCGGAAGCTTTGGTTAAGTTCCAGTCCGAGACCATCATGGAAACTTTTCCGGCGTCTGGTCCTGTCAAAACTAAGATCATCGGAAAAGAGACTCCGGAGAAAAAAGACGCTTCAGAGCGTGTACAGGCAGATATGAACTACCGCCTGACGGAGCAGATGCCCGAGTATCGCCCTGAACATGAGCGCATGCTGTGGGGTCTGGGTCTGGCAGGTAACGCATTCAAGAAGGTGTACTACGACCCGAGTCTAGGCAGACAGACTTCTGTGTTTGTCCCAGCTGAGGACCTGATTGTTCCGTACGGCGCGTCGTCACTGCGCACGGCGGAGAGGGTTACGCATGTGATGCGTAAGACCGAGAACGAGTTGCGTAAGCTGCAGGTTGATGGTTTCTATCGTGACATGCCTCTGGGTGACCCGGAGAACACACTAGATGATGTAGAGAAGAAGATCGCGGAGAAGCTGGGCTTTAGGGCCACGGTGGACAGTCGCTACAAACTCTACGAGATACAGGTCGATTTAGACTTACCCGGCTATGAAGATGAGAACGGCATTGCTCTCCCCTATATCGTCACCGTTGAGAAAACCAGCCAGAAGGTCCTTGCCATCAGGCGCAACTGGCGGCCAGAGGACAAGCTCCACAGCAAACGCTCACACTTCGTTCACTACGGCTACGTCCCCGGTTTCGGCTTCTACTGCTTCGGACTCATTCATCTTATTGGAGCATTTGCAAAGTCGGGCACATCCATTCTCCGTCAACTGGTTGATGCAGGCACCCTGTCGAACCTTCCGGGCGGGCTTAAGTCTCGCGGACTGCGAGTCAAAGGAGACGACACACCCATCTCTCCCGGCGAGTTTCGAGATGTCGATGTCCCGAGTGGAAGTATTAGGGACAACATTCTCCCTCTCCCCTACAAGGAGCCCAGCCAAGTCCTAGCGCAGTTGATGAACCAGATCATTGAAGAAGGTCGTCGGTTCGCCTCTGCGGCGGATATGAAAATCTCCGACATGTCTGGTCAAGCTCCTGTTGGCACCACGCTAGCTATTCTGGAGCGCACGCTAAAGATCATGTCTGCAGTGCAGGCTCGCATCCACTACTCGATGCAAGAAGAGTTTAGGCTGCTAAAAGACATAATCCGTGACTACACCTCGCCAGACTATGACTACGAGCCCTTTGAAGGTCGCCCGTCAGTTAAGCAGTCTGACTATGACATGGTCGATGTCATCCCTGTGTCGGACCCCAACGCAGCCACTATGTCGCAGAAGGTGGTGCAGTATCAAGCGGCACTGCAGCTTGCACAAACGGCTCCGCAACTCTACGACCTGCCTTATCTACACCGTCAGATGTTGGACGTGCTGGGCATCAAGAATGCAGCAAAGCTAGTACCGCTGCCTGACGACCAGAAGCCACGTGATCCTATTACGGAGAACATGGACGTGCTAAAGGGCAAACCCTTGAAGGCGTTCTATTTCCAAGATCATCAGGCGCATATCATGGTCCACCAAGCAGCAATGCAGGACCCGAAGATACTGCAGCTACTCCAGCAAAACCCGAACGCACAAGCCATGATGGCGGCCATGCAGGCGCATATCGCAGAGCACCTAGGGTTTGAGTACAAGCGTCAGATGCAAGAGCAGATGGGTATTGAGATACCTGACTACGAGGATGATGACGAGCTGACCGTGCCGCAGGGTATGGAGAACCAAATCGCTCAAGCTGCAGCTCAAGCGTCGCAGGTACTGCTACAGAAGAACCAGATGGAAGCAAAGAACGCTCAGGTACAAGAGCAGCTGCAAGACCCTGTCGTGCAAATGCAGATGCAAGAGCTGGCTATCAAACAAGCCGAGCAGCAACGCAAAGCACAGAAAGACGCACAGGACGCAGCGCTCAAGCAACAGCAGCTTCAAATCGAGCGCGACCGCATCGCCTCGCAGGAAGAAATCGCTGGTGCCAACCTTGCTATGAAGCATCTGAACGACAAAGAGCGGCTTGAAGCAGAGCAGGAACGTGAAGGCTTTAGAGCTGGTATGCAGTACATACAGAAGCGCAATGAGCCTAGGCCACAACCACCAACCAAAAAAGGTGACTGATGGATAAAGTTATCGAAGTAGCGTTAAAAGAGCTGCGCTCCAGACGTGTGCAGCTCTCTGAGGCGGTCTCCAGCGGGGCCGCTAAGAGCTATGACGAATATAGATACATGTGTGGTGAAATTCGAGGTCTCACCAACGTGGAGATGTACCTACTCGACCTCGCAAAAAACTTGGAGTCATTTGATGAGTGAAATCCTGATCGGCTCAAACCCCGACAGTCTGGATGCAACTACCTTACCTGAAACAGCTGAAGAGAAGGCTAGGCAACTACCCGACCCTCGTGGGTATCACATATTAGTAGCATTGCCTGAGGCCGAAGAGAGATACGACAGTGGGCTTATTAAAGCTGACGAGACTCGACGGTTTGAAGAAGTACTAGCGACGGTGTTCTTTGTCGTCAAGCTAGGTCCCGACTGCTACAAAGACGAGAAGCGGTTCCCGACGGGGCCGTGGTGCAAAGAGGGTGACTTCATCCTTGCTCGTCCTAACAGTGGCACCCGCCTGAAGATTCATGGCCGTGAGTTTCGTTTAATCAACGACGACTCGGTAGAGGCTGTGGTCCAAGACCCCCGTGGCATCTCTCGTGCGTAAGGAGTAATTAAATGGCAACATTTGAGAAGAATGAGTTCAAGTTCCCTGACGAGCTTGAAGATAACAAGGAACCGGAGTTCAAGGTTGAGCTGCCGGAGGATGATTTCAAAATTGAAATAGAGGATGATACGCCCCCGGAGGATCGTGGTAAGACCCCGATGCCCAAGGAGGTGGTCCAGCAAGTCGAAGAAGATGAGCTGGAGGAATATTCTGACAAAGCAAAAGAGCGGCTGAAACAGCTGAAGAAAGTCTGGCACGACGAGCGCAGAGAGAAAGAACGTGCCATGCGTGAACAGCAGGAAGCCCTGCGTGTTGCTCAGCAGATGTTGGCAGAAAATAAACGCCTGAAGGAAACTCTTACAAAAGGCGAGCAGGAGTACATCTCTACAATAAAGTACGCAGCTGACCGCGACCTAGAGATGGCCAAGGAGAAGTTGCGTAAAGCGCAAGAGTCATATGACCAAGATCAGGTTATAGAGGCTCAGCAGGAGCTGTTTGAGGCAACCCTGCGTAAAGATAAGGCTCAAAACTTTAGACCTACTTTACAAACTGCAGAAACTGAGGTACAACTTCCGCAAAATCAGGAACAGCCCCAGACGGCCACTCCTGATCCCAAGTATGCAACGTGGGTTGAACGCAACTCGTCATGGTTCCAAAAAGACCCTGAGATGACGCAAGCGGCGTACGGCCTACATGAGAAACTTGCTCAACAGTACGGCCAACAATATATTGGTACTGATGAGTACTATCAGCGGATCGAGACTACGATTCGCAAGAGATTCCCTGAGGCGTTTCCGAACGACGCCGCAGCAGATGAAGACACTGCTGACCCCAAACCTCAGCGCCGGGCGAGCACCGTTGTAGCTTCAGCCAAGCGAAGCACTGCTCCGAGGAGTATTAAGCTGACAGCGACCCAAGTAGCGCTGGCAAAGAGGCTCAAACTAACACCGGAACAGTACGCTAAAGAACTTCTTAAACTGGAGAACCGCAATGGCTGAGAACAACAGACTCACTCGTGAACTTGAATCCCGCGCATCGCAGGCGCGCCCTAAGCAGTGGTCACCTGCAGAACTGTTGCCGGAGCCGGATAAACAACCCGGCTTTAACTATAGGTGGATACGCGTATCGACGCTGAATAATCCGGACCCCCGCAATATCTCCGCAAAACTGCGTGAGGGCTGGGAGCCGGTGAAGTTGTCGGAGCAACCACACTTTCAACTGCTAGTCGATCCGAGTAGTCGCTTTAAAGACAACATTGAGATCGGCGGGTTATTGCTTTGTAAGACACCGTCCGAGTTTGTAGATCAGCGGAATGAGTACTACCGCCAGCAAACTGAAGCTCAGACGTTGGCTGTAGACAATAGCTTGATGCGTGAGAATGACCCTCGCATGCCTTTGTTTAACGAGCGGAAGTCCTCTACATCGTTTGGCAAGGGCAAGTAAATTTTTAACCTTGGAGCTTAACTATGGCATATCCTACCGTTGACAAGCCTTACGGCTTGAAGCCGATCAATCTGA